CCCCCTACCCGGAGTGACAGCAAGCCTTGAGCATCCACGGCGACGCGGCGGAGTGGAAAAGACAGTCAGAGAAGCACATGTGATCGAAACACATGCGCAAAAGACCTCTGGTGTCCTTCCACCTCTCGCCAGAGTGGCGTCGTCTCCCAACAATCCCTGGGGGGATGAAGGGACCCGCTTCGACCCACAGTTGAGGTTCAAACAAACTGTGGAGCGGGCGAAGCTCAAGCCTGGACAGTTACTGAAGAGTATGGTGGTTGAAGAAACAAACCCAGCTCCCCATGAGCTGGTGAGTACGTGCATAAACGACACGGCTCATTCCCGCAAACCACCCCCCATTAGGACATTGCCCGTTATAGAGCTGGGTGGCAAGGTCCGGATTGCATCACTGCACCCCGGTACACTTGCACACGCAAGCCGGATACTCAACCGGCGCCTCATGCCGATCTTGACCAACATGAGGGCTCATAAATGGACTCTATGGGGGAAGTCCGCCCACTTACGTGGGAAGGCCGGCGCGCTCCTCTACAGCGCCGACCTATCCAAAGCAACCGACCGTATAGGCCACGATCTCGCCCAGCGAGTAATCGAGACGGTTGGGAGGTTGCAAGGATGGACTCCTACTGAACTTCAGGCTGCCCGAGTGCTCACAGGACCGATGACCCTACCCGAAGGTAAGACCACCACCCGAGGGATTCATATGGGGCTAGGGACAAGTTGGGTTATCTTATCCCTTCTGAACTCCTGGGCCGCATCCGCGAACGCTGTCGACTCCTACCAGATCTGTGGAGACGATCTCATTGCCCTGTGGTCTGACCATCAGATCCGCAGGTACGAAGACCGGCTCAAAGCCATCGGTCTTGTATCCAACAGTGAGAAAGCGTTCAAAGGACTGAATGGGGTATACTGTGAGCAGCTCGCTGTCATCTCGAAGAACGACGAACGTGGAACACTCGCCACTACTGTACCTCTCCTCCGGCTGGCCGAAGCCAGCGGGGCAAGGCAAAAGGCTGGGCTTACTGACTCACCAATCTCACTCCGAGAAGGGCTTGTCAACTCGCTCAAAGAACACCTACCGCCTTACCCTGTTCGTCGCCTAGCGAACCGAACATTGGAGAGGGACATTCCGAAAGGCCTTCCCCGTGGACCCGTATCCATCGGGGGAGATTCTCG